TAACTTACTTAGTTCTGTTGTGGTTACTCCAAGTGCTTGTGCAAACTTCTTTCTTTGAATAACATTTAGTTGATTGAATTCTGCTTCAGAACCAACTAGTTTAACGATTTCTTTTTGAAGTCCTTCTAAATCTCCCGCAAGTGATAACTCTCTTGCTTTATTTAAATTTAATTGTCTACCAATCAACAACGATGCTTGTAATTCTGATTCGATACTTGATTGAAAGTCTAAAACATTTTCTGCTACCTTTCCAACCGTGTCTAATGATAAACCTAATTCTTTTGCTTGAACGGCTGCTCTACCGATATTCATTCCACCATCTTTTGCGAAGTTTGCAAATAATTCTGTACTATTTGCTATATCACTAAAGACATCTTTTGCCAATACTCCTCTACGACCTGCTAGTGTTGCTATTGAAGATTGAATATCAAGTGCTTGTCCTTGTGATAGTCCTGAAATTTCAGTTTGTGCTCTTAGGATTTTTGCAACATCTGTTTGTTCAACACCAAATCTTACTCCTAATACTTTTGCACGGAATAATTTTGTAAATGATGCGTTATTTAAATTTCCAAACGCATCTTTAAATGCGTCAAATGTAGAACCAAAAATTAATTTTTTAAATTTAGCACCTAAACCCATAGATTCTAAACCACCCTCAAAACCTTTACTCACGAGTCCAACCATAGCTGCTAATGCAACTGCACTACCGAGTCCAAATGATATACCTTTTGTTGCACCCTTACCAAATAATCCACTCGCTCCTTTAATCAGTTCATCAGAGTTTTCAACAAAAATATCTCTCATTAAATTTTTACTATCAAACGCTTGTTGGAAAACAGTTCTAAACTCTTCAGCCATATTATCCGTTATATCTGTAACACCCAATACATCTGATAAAGTACCACCAATTCCCGGTATAGACTTAATCATACTGTCTATGGAAGAACCAATACTTTTAAACATATTTGCCTGAACATTAACTATACGATTTGTTTCCTTTTGAATCTGTTGCATAGATTTCATCTTTTGGATAATCTCTACCCTATCGTGTAAACCTTCAGCGATTGCTTGTCTTTCTAATTTATGTAAATCTACGGTAGTAAGAGTTTCTTCTGCGATTTTTTTAGAATTGTCTAATACATCTTTAGTTCTATCAACAATGTCTTTTACGACATCAAGTTTGGATTTTTCCATTCGGTTGGCACCGGCGACAACTTTTGCGATATCCTCTCGTAAACCATATTCTGTAGCAATGGATTTTATATTCTCTTCTTGTAAAGCAAGTTTGTCTGTTAACTTTTCATTTTGCTTTTCTAATGCCTTTTCGACTTTTGATTTTGGTGCCATATATTGTTGATTTTGTTAGTGTTGAAAAATAATAAATTATATACTATCTATAAAGTCTAATGCGTCATTGTAGTCTTTTTTAAACTGTGGGTCAGTCTTGATTCTTTTCTCAATATCAGCCTTCATTTCTCTATCAATTTGTTTTATTTTACTGATATGTTTTTTAATAACTGGATTTTTTTCTAAGTTTTTAACTGCAGTTTTTGCACGACTACGAGCAATCGCATTCATCAATGAACCGATAAATTCTGGTATTATTTTTTTATCTTTTGCTTTAAAATTTGACATAATTTATTCCTACTTATTCAGTAATAAATATCAACTAACCTAACTTTTCATCATTTGTGGTGATGATGTTTTTTTCATCGCTTCTTCGTATTGTTTACTTTCTTCTTCTTTTGATTTTACAAGAAGTTCTCCGTAGTATCTACGAAGTGGTAAGGGCATGTTATAAATTTCGGAGTGTGTAAATCCATTTCCGTAATTTAAGATGTTAAAGATTTCTTCGTGTATGGCCGCCCTATTACTCGGCGGCTGGCCAAAAAAAGTCGAGCCCTAAAGGAACTCCGACCTTAACAACATTTCCGTTCCCAGTTGTATAGTCAACTGTTAAATCAACATCTGGTGCTATTGACTGAGCATACTGACGAAACGCTCTCGCATCTAATGCTAAAAATTCGTTATCAACAAATTTATCAATAGTTGTTTGAGTTTTATCACCATCAACTGATTGTATTTGATATTTTAACCTTGTTGTAATTTCTGTTGATACACCAGTTAATTTTTCTGCTTTTTCTAATGACTTTAACACACCTTCAATTTTTACTTCATCTTTATTAGTTAGAAGTTTGAACTCTAATTTTCTTTTTGAGTTAGGTAGTTCAAATTCAAAGTTGTTTCCATTTTCGAATAATGATTCATCAATTTTTTTATGACCAAGTGTAGATAGGTCAATTGTTGTATCTGCTTCTTCATTGGTATCTGGGTCTAAAATCACAACATTATAATCTTTTCCGTATCCTAAAACACGAGTTCCAACCATAAGTGCGTTTTTATCACCGATTAGTAAGTCATCTAACTTTACTCCTGGTGTTGCGATTACACTTTGTAATAATCTTTCAATTACTACTCCCTGTGTAATAAGGTTTTGAGATGTCAATATATCTTCTTCTTTTGCTGTCATATATTTAACATCGATTGTTCCACTACGCAAAGGACTATCTTCGGGATACAATAATCCCTTTGAAGGTAAAGATAGAACTTCAGTAGGAAATCCATACTGATTTTCAGCCATTGTTTACTCCTTGATTAATACTGAATTAATAACTATTATTTTTTTAAAACTTTTTCTGCACCTGCGATACCGAAACTACCTAATGTAGTGAATAGGAAAGAATTGTATACCACATCATTGATAACTAAATCTTTACCCATAAGTCCAGTAACAACATCTGCAAATGCAAATAAAACCATTACTGTGAATGCACCGAAACCAATTATTGATTTTTCGTTGTATTCATTATTGTCTTTAAATATTGCCCACATAACTTTCTCCGTTAGAATTGTAGTATTGCGTAGTCGTATTGTAAAGTAAGTGCTATATCAACTGGTTCATTAGATGCGAAATCTAATTCGTTGAAGTTTGCTTCTGTGATGAATGCACCTTTTAAAGTCCACTCCTCTACTTTATCACCGACTGGCCCCAATACATTAAATGTAATGTCTTTCTTGTAGAAGTCTGAATATCCGTCACGACCTGTTACTGATTCGTGGTGTAGTCTTACCCACTCCATTACTGATTGTGCTCCACTTGGAACGATTGGGTCGTATAAGGTAACATTAATAGGTTGCCAAGTTGCTTTACCTTTTACATATCGTTTAACATTGATATGGTCAAGTGTTACTGATTCAAATTGAACTGCTGGTCTTGCCATTGTTTTAACTAAAAACGCTGGAATTCCGTCTATTTGCATTATAAACCTATTTTTTAATTTAGGTTCAAAGGGTGTAAAAAATATATCATTTGGGTCTATTAGTGCCACTTTCTTTCTCCTATAAAGACTTTTTTTCTATTACATTAATAAATATAACGAAATGAAAAAAAGTGTTGGGTTATAGACATATCTTTTTAGAAGTTTTTTAGAAGTTTTTACTTGACATTGTCATTTATTGTTTGTATATTATAGTATGATTGATGAAATAATATGTGAAGAGTGTGGTGTTGAAACCGGTGGCTTTTTCCTTTGTGATGATTGCGAAGAAGAACTCTTTGAAGAAAATAATTAAAAAAGCACTTGACTTTTACAAATAGTATTTGTATATTATAGTGTAAGTTAATTGATAAGGAAAAAATATGATTGAAAATAATGAAACGATAACGACTGATACCGAAGGTATTAATATGAGAGATTACCAAGATACTTTGGTAACGAGAGATATTCCTGTTAATTATGGGTATTATAATGACGCTGGTGAGTATGTAGAAAATGGAACATTTACTATTACTCATTATAGATATGCTCATAATCCTATGGAATTGTATGAAGCAAATGCTAATCAACAAGGATTATATCTTATTGATTATCTTAATGATGATTATAATGAAGTCGCTATGTATAAAGGTATTCCTATGAGATTTAGGTATAATCCTCAAATTAGGACTTTGATGAAAACCGGTAAGTTTAGAATTAGGTATCGTGGTTGTAGTAAGCCACAATACGGCTACCAAAGAAGTCAATACAATTGTTTAGCTGAATACGCCGATACCTTCGCTATTTATCCTAAGTAGTTTTGTGGGTTCTCGATGACTACATATTTGGAATCGAATGGGTTATGTAGAGTTTCACGAAATTAGAAACAACCCTTGTGAGTTAGGTGGTTAAACTCTCAAATTTTCTTTCAGTCATATCATAAACAAAAAACCCCCGAAATCTCGGGGGTTTTTCTTATAGATTGCGTTCCTATTATTCTGGGAATGCTGCTCCTGTTGGTTGAACCACAAAGTCTAATACAATAAACTCTGCTGTTCTTGTAGGTTGGATAAAGATTTGACCAACTAATTGGTTTCTATCAATAACATCTGGTGTGTTATTACTTTCATCCATTACTACTCTAAACGCTGTAAGTCCTGAGTTTGCTTGAACTTGTTCAAGATAAGGATTTACTAAGTTAAGGAATCTACCTCTTAGTGCGTCTGTATTTTGTTCAAATACTAAGAAATTAGATGTAGATGCGATGAACTTTCTCAAGTTTATCAATAATCTACGAACATTAATTCTATCTAATGCACTTGGTTTTCCTTGTAGAGTTTTCTGACCAAACACTACTACACCTTGACCTGGGAAAGATGCGATTGGATTAATACGATTTTCGTATAAGTCGTCTCTTTCGGCGTTGGTTAGTCTTGTTTCTGCTTCTAATACCTCTGTTAAACCACCACGATTTAAACCTGCTGGTGCGAACCACTCTTGACCAATTCTATCATTGTTTGCGTAAACACCTGGTAGAACTACTGAAGGTGGAACCCAAGTTGGTTTGTTCTTCACACTATCCAAGACTTTAACCCAAGGATAATATGTTCCGACATAATTTGTGTCAAGAGTTTTTACATTATCTATCGCTTGTTGGATTGTTGCACCATAAGGTGAACCGTCCATAATATAAAATGCGTCTGCTCTTGATTCTATTTTGTCTATTGCGTGATTTGTTACTTGTGAGTGTAGAGAGTGAACTATACCTGGTGTTGACAACAAGTTAATATCAAATTCATCTGGATTAGAAATTGCATTAATTGCTCTCTTATAAACAACTGAACCACTTGAAGTTGAATTTGTTATATCAAATCCTTGTGTGTTTGCTGCTGTTATGTTAGTACCGGTATTTCTTGCTTTCGCTGGGTTTACCCCGTCAAAACCACCTTGGAACGGAACTACAAACTTTCTTTGTTGGAAAGCTGAGTTTGTTAAAGTGATTAATTGTGAACTACTTGCATATGTTGCTCCTAACTCTGATGCGTCATCATTACCAAATGAATCTTCTAAACTCATCGTAATATTACTACCAGTTGTAGCATTTGCAGGTGTTGGTGCTAAAAACTGCTTATTATCATTATTTGCAAAATCAAATCCATAGAAAACATTTCTGTCAAATGTACCTCTTGAATTTAATTGACCTGATAAATTAGCACTTCCATTTAATGCTTTAAATTGAGCTGCTGGGAAGGATACTGAACCGGAAGCATCTGTTTTGTCTTCAAACGGGTTAAGTAATAGTCCAAATCCCATTGGAACTAACTCTTCTGAAATACCTTCAAGATTACTAAAATCAGAAATATAAATGTATTTTGATTTGTTTGGATAATCACCATTGTAAGTTAATTTTCCATTTGAATCAATAGTTACATATCTATCACCAATTACTCTTGGTAGGTAGTTCTGTGAATCTTCATCAAGATTTAAGTTTTGGAATGATTCTAAAACCGTTCCGTCATCAGTTTCACCTGGATTATTAATCATCACTTGTAAACTAAATGAACCATAATCACTACCTGGTACATCTGTTGGTGATTTAATATCAGTAATACCAATCTTGTACTTAGAGTTTTGATTTGTTCCGTGTGAACGAGTGTTAACTTTAAATAAGTTTGTTCTATCTCCACTAATTAATTGTGATGTAATAAATGGTGTTGTTGCAACTGAGTAATCTTGTGTGAAATCACTTTGCAAAGCTACAAATGTAGATGCTGTTACATGCAAAGAAGCTGTACTATGATTGAACCCATTTGTTTGGGTAAATTCAAAGTTCGATGCTAAATATATTGGTTCACTTGTATCTTGTGGGTTTTCACTAAACACTTTACCAATGTAATTGGCTGAACCTGTGTTAAAGGATAGTGTGTAGCTTTTATATCCACCTGATGAGTTAGTAGGTAGTCTTAATGAAAAACTATTAAATGTTCCATTACCATTGTATTGCGAATTTGATGATGATAATGGGAACGTGTCAATATTGTCTGCCCCTTTTGAAGGCTTTAAGACTGCTAAAACTGTTCTGTCGTTCACGCTTCCTGTTATTGAAGAACTTGCTGCCGAAATCACTACTTCCTGATTTTGGTATCCTCCAATATGTAAAACACGAACAATTGTTACTGTCCCAGCACTTTGAAGATATTGCTTCGCCGTGAATGGAACATAAAAGTCTTGGTCTTCTTTACCAAAGATTTCTTCAAACTCACTAAAATTTTGTATGATTGTTGGAACAAATGCTGGCCCGTCTTGTGTTGGCCCGATTAATGCTGCTCCAATATCTGAAATTCCCTGTGGTAAGAAAGATAAATCTTTTTCTCTGGTAAATACACCAGGACTTACGATTCTTTCTGCCATTTTGTTTCTCCTAATTAGGTTATATCGTATGTATAAATATCATTTAAAAAACTCAAAATATACTGATGAACCTATATTTTTTATTTAGTTGGCGTAAAAATACCAGTAGATAGGTCAAGGTTTCCTGCCCCATATTTCTTGGTAAGATTTTCAACTAATTCTTTTTCTGTTGAATTTAGTTTAGAATATTCATTTTCTAAACGAAGTTTTTGGTTAGAAATACTTTCTAACTCTTGCTCATTTTTAAATCTTGCTATTTCCAGTGAACCAAGATTATCTCTTACATCAACATAAGATTTTTGTAATTCAACAATTGAATTGATTTCTTCTTGTGTTAAGGTAATTTGTTTTGATTTTTTAGTCATTATAACTCCTGTTTGGTTTAATAATAAATATAAAGCTATTTATTCAAACAATCACATTTTTGTTTGATATCATCAACTTCTTTCTTTAATTCTTTGATTGATTCAATTAATAATGGAACGATTTTTTCATACTTAACACCTAAGTATCCATTACTTCTTTCTGCTACAACTTCTGGTAATACTTTATGTATTTCTTGTGCCACAACACCTACATCGTGTCCCTCGTATGTGTCTTGTTTATCGTTCCAATCAAATGTATAACCACCGATTTGACTTACTTTCCATAATGGTTCTGTGATTGGTTGTATGTTGTCTTTAAGTCTTTCGTCTGATGAACCGAATGCAATTACATCTCCACTCGCTTCTATTTGAGAACCTGAAATATTTTTTAAGAATTGTGCATTTCCACCCTCAGACATATCTAATTGTAATGCAGTTATGGTTGAACCACCGTCTTGTCCTTTGAATAATATATCTTTGTTGTTTATTGTTGATTTGATTATGAAGTCAGATGAAGCTATTTTAAATGCACCGAACTCAGTTCCACCATCTTTTAATTTGATGTCTGTTCCGTCTGCGTCAAGAATAATATCTCCTGATGAATCAATTGTAAAGTCTCCTTCTGATTCTATTAATGAACCTGAGATTTTACCAAATGAACCTGTATCTGCGGTAATGTCGTGAGCTGATGATATATTTCCACCTAATATTTGGTTTCCACTTCCGTCAAATACTATTGCGTTAGCTGCACTTGAACCAGCTTTAATTGTAAGACTTCCTAATAATTGAGTCATTCTACCAAATTCAGTTCCACCATCTTTGAATATGATATCTCCACCATCTCCGTCAAGTGTAAGGTCTCCTGCTGTATCGATACCGTCTGAACCGATAGAAATACCGGATGCGGTTACTTGATTTAGATTGGCATTACTGCCACTAACTATGACTTTTTTCCAACTTGGCATTTAATTTTTTCTCCTTATGGTTGGTTACCTATCCGGCCCACTTCCTAACGCTGCCACACATTAGGCCAATAAAGTTATTTACTTAAGTTTTTATAATTATCTTGAAGTTTTTCAACTACTTTTACTGCTTCAAGTAATTTTACACCTGGTATCATACTTTCTTGAATTACATATAATAAAAATTCTGTTTCTTCTTTAGAAAGTTTAATACCATTACTATTTTCTTGTACGGTATCTTGTCTTACCTTATCAATTAATCCCATAATAACCCTTAACATTCATTTTTACGAGTATATAAATATATCCTCAGTTCCGTCATCAATCTTTATATTACCCTTTACATTATATGTTGATGAACCGGTATTTGCTGTCAAAACATATAAAGAAGCGTATGCTTCTGGTGTTCCTGCTACTGCGTCTTGACCAAGTTGTGTATCAACTTGAACACCAAATCTGTCTTCTGAGTCGTCAAATACAAATGCACTACCACTACCTGCTGAACCACTACCGACTAAGAAACCTCCGTCTCCTGTGGCACTTGAACCACTATTAAATAGTGCAAATCTGTCAGCGATTAGTAAGTTAGATGATGATATAGATGTTGTTGAACCATTTACCGTTAGATTACCTGTAATGATTGCTGCACCTTGAACATTTAGTGTTGAACCATCAAATGTTAAGTTTGCTTCTGCATTTTGTGCGTCTGTTCCAGTAGCCGTAACTATTCTGTTATTACTACCATTAGCCATAAAGTCAGATACATCAACTGCGATAGCGTTTGCAGATACATCAATACCTGTTCCTGCTCCAACTGCTAATGCAGAACCTCCACCACCAGTTAAACCATCTCCTGCTACTGATGTTGCTAATGCGTCCTCATCAACACCTGCGTCTTTAATAGCGATTGTTTTTGCTCCACTTCCGTCAAATGTTGTTCCACTATTTAATTGGATTGTTGCGTCATCAACGGTAAGTGCGTTAGGAACTTTCAATACTGATAGATTATTTGATGATATTTCTATTGTAGAATCATCTGCAACATCATCATTTAACATTGTTCCTTGAACTGCGTCTGCTGCTATTGTTAAAGCACCACCTGCTGCTACTGTTGCGTCCCCACTTACTTTACCAAATAAATATTCTGCGAAGTTGGAACCAGATATAAATTTACTTCCTCCGTCATTTACAAAAAGTTTAAGTGCGTCGTGTGATACACCTGTTTCTGCTGTTGATGGAAATTCTCCTGCAACTCCACTTATTCCACTACCGTCTCCTGTAAAGGAACCTGTAAATGAACCTGTGATGTGAGAGTCTGATATTGAACCACTATTAATAATGTTTCTTGACTTAACAATATCTCTCATATCGTTAATATCAACGATAGAAGTAATATCTCTTGTCACGGTTAAATCTTGTCCAATAGTCACATCATCTGGTTGGGATAATGTGATTGAGTTTGCTCCGTTTGTTACGGTAATTTCGTTTGAAGTTCCTGTAAGTGTTGCTGCTGCTGGTCCGTCTGCACCACCAATAATTAATTGTCCGTTTGAAGTTAATGCGACTGCACCAACTGCGTCTGTTCCACTATCTTGTGAAATCAAAACTGCTTTATCTGTTAATGATGTTGCTCCAATACCACCTTCTGCGACTGGTAATGCCGTATCCAATGATAATGTAGAGAGTTCAGCTTGTGAACCACTAACAATAACTTTTTTCCAACTTGCCATTTTTTATCTCCTATATGACGATATATTTTATTCTACTTATAAATATAACAAAACTAAATTTTAATCAAAACCTAAATAAAAATTACTACCACTATACATTAATCCACCCTCTTGTGCGGTTGGTGTTGTGGTTTGTTCTTGTAATAATACTGAACCTGTAATACTTACACCAGCGGTATTGGTTTGTAATTTTTCATTACCTGCGTGATATAAATTTACATTAAATGCCTCAGAATCAGTTTTTAAAAGAAGGTTTGAATTTCTATCCACAACTCTAAAGTTGATTCTATTACCACCATTATTAACTGTTAAAGGATAAGGAGTAGAAGCATCTTTTTCTAAACTTAAGAAATTAACACCACCAGCGTCAAGTCTAACTCTATTATCAGTAAAATTGATTAGTGTATTTGTATCACCTTTGTGTTTGATGTGTTGTGTAACAACTAAATCTCCGTCTACTACTGCATTTTGGGTCGTTAATATATTCTGAAATGAACCACTATCTGATGCTAAGTGTTGAAATGAACCACTCTTATATGGTAGTGTTGAACTACCTATATTATATAAGTTAGCAGCGTCTGGTATCAACGAACCACTTACAACATCTATACTTGCTGTTGTAAATGTTAGTATGTTTGCCAGTTGTTTTGATTTTGTTTTTGCCATAGTAATCTCTTATATATAAATATCTAACTATTAAATTTACCGAACCCAATTATCTCATCTGAACCCGCTATTGTATATCCTAATTCACTTGAATCAAGGTGTAATTCTAAATTTGTTGATGTTTTTTGACTTATTGTCAAGGCATCATTTTCAATCAACATACCATTTATAAAAAACATAAAATCATTTTCGGTCGTGTTTGTTAAATTAGTAGGTGCCGAAGCTGTAATCGCATTAAAACTTGATGTAGTAGAATTGACAAAACTACCCGTATGAACAAATGACTTTCTTAAATAATCTCTATCTGGTTTTAGTGCTTGTAGTTTAGCAAATGCCACTTTTTCTGTAATAATTGATTTATCACTTGAACCTGATGTTGTAGTGTCATTAGATATTCTTACATATTGAACATTACTATTTAAATCAAGTGAACCTGTTAAATCTAAACTACCTGTAAATCTTTGTCTATGACTATCTATTTCCGTTCCAAACTTTGTAGAACCTGTATTGTTTGATTGTGTAGTTTGAGTTGCCGCAAAAGTAGTGTTTGGTGCATTTAAAGCACCTTTAAAAGTTAACCCGTCTTCTGGGGTATAATTTCCTGTAATGATAAAATCACTTTCAGTATCTAAACTACCTGATATTATTCCGTCTTTAAAAACTAAATTTTTCGAACCTGTTCCAATCGTAAGTGTTTCTGGTTCTAATGTTACTTTGTTAAAGTTAACATCTGAACTAACTTCTACTGCTTGTCCGATAGAAATATTAATTAAATTATCTTGTAATCCGTCAAATTCCTTTGAAGTAAATAATATTTCATTTGCTCTTGTCGTTACACCAGTAGATGATGAAATAATTAGTGGATTGTTTAGTTTGAATATTAAGTCTGACATTATGAATTAAATTTTCCGATTGCTAATATTTCGTCATCAGATTCTAATTCATATCCTATTGATGTCGTATTTACCTCTAAATGGAATGCCGAACCCGTTTGTCTAATAGCTAGCGCATCGTGTTCCATATATTGTCCATTGACAAAAAATACAAAATCATTAATTGATGTAGCTGTCACACCACTCGGTGCGGAAGCTGTTGTTGCAGTAAAACTTGCTGTGTTGGTTGAAATTATACCTGATGATGTTTTAAAAAATTGTTTTCTTAAATAAGTTGTTTCATCTGTTGTTAAGGTTGCTACATTAAAGTTTGCAATCGCTTCTTCCGTAACTAATGCAGTTGAACTTTGGTCATTAAAAGTAGAGTCATTTGATACCTCATTTACCGAATATCCATTTAAAACAAAAGAACCTGTAATATCAACTGAACCTGTAAATTCGTGATTATCATCTAAGGTATCTCCAAATTCATTTGAACCTGTTGAGAAATCTACTGAACGAGTTGTAATTTGTTGAACAAATAAGTCTGATGTTAAACTACCCGTTACGGTCAAATCTCCAATGATTGTCGCACTTTGTGATGTTACGAAAGAACCGGTAAGTGCAACACTACCACTAATACCCCCGTCTGTAAACTTTGTTGTTCCTGTTCCAATATTTAATTCGTTTGCTGTCAATGTATTGAATTGTACATCAGCGTCCGTGGAAACATCTTGACCAATTGATATTGTTTGTGATAATGGTGTCGAACCATCAAAACTTGAACCATTATTAGATAATGTAATACCTGTTCCTTGTTCTAGTGTAAATGGATTAGTAATCGAAATACTAAACACATCTTTTGTTGCTTCTCCAAATTCTGCAGCGTTTGATGATAAACTAACTTTATTTGTTTGTTTGTCTATTAGTTTTTTATCAGTGCTTTCTTTAATGACTAATTTTTTAGGTGTTAAATACTTTTGTGTTGTATTGTAGTTGTTAAAATGTTCTGGTAAAATATATCCATTTAGTGTCATACTAAATGTGGTTTTGATTAGTCTCTCTCCTTCAACTTGACTTGCGTCAGAAAAACTATCAATCTTACTTCTAAATCTCATCTTACCTGGTTCACCCCAATAAGCTCCCTCTGAATAATTAATTTTCTCAACAATTTTATTCATTTGTTCTATATAAGAAGTCCATACGGTAAACTCATATGTCAATGTCATATAATCTGGCATTGCTACATTATAATATTCTCGATTAGGTTCTAAATTTTGTAATACTGAAAACTTGTCAAAACGATTTGTTTCTGAATATTTTTTCTGAAAGGTGTAGAATAATTTTGGGTCGTTCGCATCTAACTTATCGACTGGCATATCATCATTACGACTCATACCTGTTCGTTTAAATACAATCAAAGGAACGATAATTTGTCTTTTTTTATCTCGTAGAAATCCTTGTTTAGAAACTTGGGTCCATCTTTCTGGTGATGCGTAAATACAAGGAACTTTTACTTTTTCATCATTAATATCTACCTCTGGTTTAATTACTTCATTGAAGTAATACATAATAGCAGAGTCCATATCCATCAATCCAACTGATAAATTCTTTACATCATCTTTTACATCAGGCGAATTACGACTGATTTGTTCTCCACGATTAAATTGTATTCGTTGACTTCTTGGTATTGGTTTATTTCTTGCCATTAGAATCCTCTATATTCTTCTAAGTTTGTAGTTGGCATTCTTGTTAAATGTCCAGTTACTACGATTGAGTGTGATTTATCTGGGTCTCCACCTACTAATTGATTTTCATTATATGATTTTATTTCAAAATAACCCTCGTTCCATTTCAGGATATCACCGATGTCCGGTTTTAAATTAACCTCAACTAAATATGCCCTTTGAAATGCAAATGTAACATTTTGTGAATTATCTGCACCAAAGTCTGTGTAGTCAAAATCAAAATCCTCAGCATTAACAATACACGGAAGTTTTACACCTTGTTTGTAAACTTTACCTTCTGATGCTTCTCCATACATATTGGTTTCTGTATCATATACTGAAGGTCTGTAAAGAATTACAAACTGGTCAATTATCCCGCAATCGTCAATATTTGGTTCACCTACAAGTTCTCTATTGAACTTTTCAAAGGTTGCCAAATCTTTGTTTCCATAAAATCTCTGTGGCATTTATTTATCCTATATAGATTGGGTAAGGAACTTTTCTTAGAGTTTCTTGTTGGAATTCACTTTCATCTTTTTGAGCTTCCATAAGTGCCTTACGACTGGTTTGTTCTAAATTTTCTCTCAATTGTTCTATTAATTGTTCTTTTTCTGCAGTTGCTTCGGCTCTTAATGCGTCTCCGTCAAGTGAAACCTCTGCATTTGGAATAGGAATATTACCATATTTGGAACGAACAATACCTAATAACTCTTTTGATAGTGCTAATGTGTATTTTCTTATCCATTGTTTACCAACATCATTGATATTTGAATAAGTCATAAAATCATATTGTGCATTTGAGTAATCAGATACCACATCATTAGAACCACTATATCTTGTTCTTAATGGATTATCTCTGTCCTCTGTTAAAATATAATCTATCCAAACTGAACCTGAAGTTGTTGGGATTGGGAATATTCTCATTTGATTATTTTTAATATCAAAAGAATATGCTGATTTTCTTATTTGGTCATTGAACTCAATAGCTTGAACTCTTAGTAAATCTGCATAGATTGGTTGTAATACGAAAGTAATCGCTGGTGAATAACTTCCAAATCCAAATCCGTCCAACATATTGTAAGTTCCAAATCCTGTTGATGCGTAAGGGTCAAAGTATCTTGTGACCGCTGGTCTTGCTTCATAGTGAACTCTTTTAACTTCAATAGATTTACCTGATTCACTTACTTCACTAACCAAAGCATTTAGGTCGTAGACTTGACTACCTGAATTTACTGAAACTGCTGTTCTTTTTACCTCTAATGAACCACCAACTTGTGCTTCTTGTCCATATTCCTCAGAAATGAAAACATTTTCTGATAATGTTGGTTTAACTCGTTTATGAGTGAAGTTTGAACTTGTTGATTGTCCTTTTAAATGTAATAAATTATCACGAATATTAAATTGATTTACTTGTGCACCATATTCAGATATAGATTCTTCAAGACAAGCATAAAATTGATTATCTTGAAGTTCAACATCCATAATTGGATATCCAAGTCTTTTTGCACACCAACTTGCTACTTGTGGGGCTTCTGTTTGAAATTCAGAATCGTTGTCATATAACCCAAAAGGTGTGGATTCACTTACTGCGGAACCGGACCCTGGCCATATTGGTTCTTGAGCCATTAAAATTCTCCTATTAATAGTCTATTTGTATATACAATAATAAATATAATAAAACGAAAAAACCCCCAAATTAATGGGGGTTTTTCCTTATTCACTTGTTAATTCCTTATTTTATATCAAACGATATTAAATACGGTCAACATCTGCTACTATGACTTTACCATAGAATTCTGGTCTAACCATTTTCTTAGCGTATCTTGTCATTACCCCTTTACGTGGTGTAAAGTTTTTAGGGTCGTAAACAAGTGGTGTCATAATTAACGGAACATATGGTGCATAAACCGCTCCTGTTTCAAGGAAGTTTTGTCCTCTGAAACCTACTAGGATTTGATTCTCTAGCATGTAAGGGTTTTTGTACACTGTGTATCTGTTATTTAAAGCACCTACTTTTTGAACACCCATTGCGAATTGCTGGTTTGTAGCTTCACCTGTTGTGTCTGCTGCGTATCCAGGAATTGACTCTATGATTGTTGCTGTTTCTGGTGAAACAACTAAGAAGTTTGCACCTCCTCTTAGAGTTTTCTGGTGGATTGCGTTAGATACTGATTGTATTTTGTTTCCAAGTGTTTGGAACCAAGTACCTTTGGTGTAAGCATTTGACTCACCTGAAATCTGCGTAAATGTGTTATTTGCCGCATCGTGTTCAAATCCTACTTTCGCTGAATAGTATTCTGTTTTTGCTGAAGCGTTTGCAATCAACATATCAAGAATTTCTAAGTCAATTTCCATAGAAATGTACTCAGAAAGTAATGATGTTAATTCTGCTTCTGCGTCAACTGAGTGATATGCATTTAAGTCTTGTGCAAGTTCTGGTGTCCAGACTGCTTTTAACTTACGAGTTTTCGCAATGATTGGAATACTCTTTAATGCGATATCTAGTTCTGGTATATCAATGTCTCCTTCTGGGTTAGCATCAATGTTTGTTGTTGTTGCTTCGAAGTCAGTTCTTGTATAGTCAGTTGTTGGTTGTTTGTGGAATTTTACATCCGCATTTATTAATGAACCAACGCCAGATTTTCTTACAATAAATGTAGTTGTAGAATCTGTTGCGCTGTGTTTTGTGTATGCAGGGAAGAACTCATCAAAACCAGAACCTGATATTGTGAATGCTCTCACACCATCTTTGTCTAATCCTGATATAGCTGCGTCCGCTACAACAACTTTAATAAGTGCATTGTCTGCATTATCTGCAATTGCTTGTGAAGCTGATAGGTCTGGTTCATAATCAACGTCTTCCCAATCTACTGAACCTGTGCTAAAGTTTGAAGCGTTAGCTGTTCCACCGATTGTTAAACCGGTTTTTGATTGGTCGTTAATTGAGTATCCAAATTTACCTGCTCCGTATAAACCGCCACTTGCGTCACCTGAACCTGATGTATTACCATATACATCAGCATTTTCAGTATGGGCCGCTGTTTGGTCTGTTCCATATTTGAAGTCAAGATAGAAGATAAGACCTGAAGGTAAGTTCATTGGCTGAACACTTACGAAATCCTGTGCTGCGATTTCACCAAAAATTCTACGAACTAATGGTAATGCTACACCGGACCATTCTTCTGCGTTTTGGCCACCTGTTACTGATGCTTCTTGGATTAACTGACCTGCTTGGTTTTCAAGTAGGACTGCCATTCCGTGTCTTTTTGTTTCATCTTCTAAGCCTTCTAAAAGACCTGTTGGTTCCCATTTAGTGACTAACTGACGAGTTTGTTCTAAAAGTTGTCTTTGTGGATTGTATCCGTCCATCAACTTTTCTATTGAATTTAATTTACTCACTGTTAATCTCCTTATAAGATATTAGCTAATTTCTTGAATCTTGCTTTTAACTCTTGTCCTTCTGACAATACCGCTTTCGCTGGTTTTGTAGAACGAACTGGTTTTGAACTTGAACCTTTTTTAACTGACTCACTTAATTTTGATTTTGTGCCTTTAAAAGACTCTGCTAATGTAGCGTAAACCAATTTAACTTCTCTTAAGTTTGTAGTTCTGTCAAAAGTTTCAACAACTTTTAATTTCTGGTTATTGTTCAATCCAAATGCTCTAAATAATTTATTAGAAAACAATAGTTTTGCATTCAAAAGATTAACTTCGTTTAATTTACTTCTCATAAAGTGTATTACTTTACGATGCTCTTTTATTTCTGATTTGAGTTTTTCATTCTCTTCCGCGTCTTCCTCTTCCTTATCTTCTTCAGTAAGTGCTCTTAGAACTTCGTCTAAGTCAAGGTCTTCCTCGTCTTTGTCTTCAACTTCTGTTAAGTCGTCAACAGTTTCGTGGTCGCCAAGTTCATCACCGGCTTTTTTATCAGAACCTTCTGATTCTGGTCCTTGTCCTACTTTTGAAGAATCACCTGCAGCTGGTGCAAGTTTGTTGTCCGCTTTTCCGATTTCAGATGATACATCATTTTCGTCCATTTTCTCGTCTTCTTCTTTATCTTCAGACTCGTCCATTTCTTCTTCTTCTTTATCTTCTGTTTCGTCCATTTGGTCCTCATCGTCAAGGTCTTTTTCGAGTTCAGCAAGAACTGATTCAAGGTCAAGTTCGTCCTCATCAACATCATCTGTTTCTTCAGCGTCTTCCTCTCTCATTTCTTCTTTATCCTCTTCGTCAGCGTCCTCTTTTTCGTCCATTTCTTCTTCTTTGTCCATTTCTTCCTCAGAATCACGCATTTCTTCCATTTCTTCTTCAGAGTCTCTCATCTCTTCAGCGTCCATTTCATCTTTATCATGCATTGCTTCTTCTGAATCTTTCATTTCCTCAGAATCTCTCATTTCCTCAGCGTCCATTTCGTCAGCGTCTCTCATTTCTTCGTGTTCGCCTTCTTCGTGTTCACCTTCCTCGTGTTCGCCTTCTTCCTTGTCGTGCATAGCTTCTTCCATTTCTTCCTCATCTTTGTCTTCCATTTCAGATGCTATTTTCTTTGACAACATAGATTGTAAACGTGGTGTGAATGCTTCCTCAAGTGCTATTTTAGCGTTTGCAAGTGCTGTTTCTCTAACTGCCTTAGCATCCGCAATAGCGTCTTTTAGTAAATCATCCATTTTGTTATTCTCCGTTGGATTCAATATAGTTATTTGGAACTATAATATAGTTTTATTGATTTACACTATATGATTGTACGAGTGTACATAG